GGAGCAGGTGCTTTTCAAATGAGGGTGGTTAGAGGATAATGGCAGGACAACTTGACTCGTTATTAAAAAGTGTTGCTAAAGATATAGTTTCTACTTTAGGAAACTCTTTAGATACAACTATCACTTATACAAAAAAAGGGGTTTCTAGTTATAACGTGGAAACAGGAGAAAATATTACTGTTGATACGACTTATTCAGACTTAAAAGTTCCCATAGAGTTTATCAGGTCTACTGAAACTGATGGGAGAGAAAGAAGAGAGGCAAAGATATACATTACACCTGATTTGATAGGTGATAATCAACCAACTTTTGATGATGAGGTTACAATAACTTACGCTGGATCTACAAGAGTTGGGCAGATAATTAATATAGATACAAAACAAGGTGGACAAACTTATTTGTTTACTTTATTGCTGAGGTTGTAATGGCAAGACGTAAACCTTTTAGTAGTAAATTAGTAAAAAAAGATAACGAGGATTTATTGACCCGTGATTTTAATGATTTTATTAGGTCGGCATTACTTGAATTATCTGAAGATAGAGAGCTTGATTCAATAAGTCCTATTGATACTGGTTTTTTTGCTTCAAGTTGGACAGCTAGTACACAAAGACCCAGACCAGATCAGCCAAGAGAAAATCATTCTCCGTGGAGTAAAATAGAACCTTCAATGGAAGGTAGGCCAGCAGATGATTATATTGTTTCTCCAAGATTTATACCTGATATAAAATTTAATTTTAAAATCTTTTCTAAAGTTTATATAGGGAATAGATCAGAGTATGCTGCTAGTGCTTTAGCTTCTCCCAGAAGTAAGGTTGCTAAATATTCTGGAACACTTAAACCACTTGTAAATGCGATATTTACAGATAAAGCTAAAATTGCGATTGGAGCTAAAAGGCTTAAAGGTGGTCAAGGTGGTATTGGACCATTTGCTGATCCAACTAGAGAATTTGTTGATTACACTAATTTATGACTTTAGTAAACACCAGAGCAGCTTTTGAAAAAGCAGTAACAGATGCAGTTGCAGATGTAGATCCAACCGTAGAAATGATTTATGACAATATTGTTTATAAAACACCTGGTAAAACTAAAAAATACATAATTATGTCAATAGATTTTGCACAGGCCACATCTCAAACACAGGGAGCATCTCAGGATTTTTACTCTGGTGTTATTCAATGTAATGTTTATGTTCCAAAAGGAAAAGGTAGTGCTACTTTATCTGAATTAGGAGAAGCTGTCATTGATGGACTTACCTCTGTTAATGCTTCTGATTATACAGATACTTTTAGTTGTAAACCTAGAGTTTTAGATATTGTTGGCCCTGCACCTATTGTTTTAGATGACTCTGCACATTTTCTTGGCTTAATAACTTGTCAATTTACTGCAAATGCGTAGTATAGTAATGTAATATTACTTTTATATATGACTAGAGCAGTTGATTTGTTAAGAAACAAGTTTGGTGTTTCTCAACTTTATAAACATGACATCAAACAAAATGATGAGATTATTCTTACTGTTTATTGGCATCCTTTAACTATTGCTGAAAGAGAATCAATACAGAAAAAAAGTAGTTTTGAAGATGTAAATGATTATGCTTTGCAAATGATGATTGAAAAATCATTAGATAAAGATGGTACAAGACTTTTTCAAGATGGAGACAAAGCATCTTTAAGAAGAGAAATTGAAGCATCTGTGCTTGAAGAAATACAATTAGCAATGGTAAATGCTGGTGCTGATAAGGAGGTAAAAGAGGCTAAAGCCGATTTGAAAAGCTAATAAAGATTGGCAGTTTTTGTTTTCACTAGCAAAAACATTACATAAAACTGTAGCCGAATTATGTGAGACTTTGACTATTGAAGAGATGATAGGTTGGGCTGCTTATAATGAAATTGAGAATGATGAATATAAAAAACAACAAGAACAAGCACAACGATCTAGTGCTTTACGAGGTAAAAAGAGGTAATATAGAGAAAATGTTTTATTTTTTATAGCAAGTGGCTAATTATAATATTGATTTTTTAGTTTCTATAAAAAATACTAATAAACTTGCAGCTTTTAATAAACAATTAGATCAAACAGGAAAAAAAGTAAGAGAAACAGTACAAGGTTTAAGTGAAATAGGTCAAATATCTAAAGTACAAATTTCAAATATAATTGGTTTTGGTAATGCTTTAAGTAAAGCACAATCAAATTTTAATCAAGCAGTAAGGGGTGCAAAAGAATTTAAAGCTGCTTCAAGACAATTAATTCAAGCGGAAAGAGAATATAATGCTGAATTACAAAAAAGACAGGCAATATTAGAAAGTATTAGAAGAGGGTCAAATTTTGCACAATTTAGTCGAGGTGCTTCGCAAATATCAGGGCCTACTGTATTTGATACTGCAACACAAAAATCAATAGATAGAAATAGAAGAAAACAAAATCGAAGGGCTGGAAGAAATCCTGTTCCTTTTGGTCCTCAACAATTTATTGGTCCGCTACCGATGCAAGGCCCTATGTATGGTCCAATGCAAGGTCCAATGCCAATGCAAGGCCCGTTGCCAATGCAAGGTCCTCTGCAAATGATGACAGTAAATAATAATCCAAGAATTTTAAGAAATCTTGAAGCAAGTCGAATGTCAAGAGAAGCATCTGGCTTTCGCATAAATCCAGGAACTCAGTATGACAGACCTATAGGACCTGCTTTTAGTGCTGTGATGAAATCACAGTTAAGACATCAAAAAAAAATTGATACGAATACAGGTAAAACTGCACAATTATTAAGTGCATCAAATAACAGGGCTATTTTTTCAAATCAAATTGCTGGTGGAACACAATATTCGACACCTATTGGTCCTTCAAGAGCACCTTTGTTAAATAGATTAGGTTTTGGTCAGGGTGCTAATCCAAGAGGACCTTTTGCAAATAGCAGAGGTAGAGCAGGAAGAATATCAGGATCTCTTTCTAGTGGTCTTATTGGTGGAGGTTTTCCATTACTTTTTGGTCAAGGTCCTTTAGCTGCTGCTGGTGGTGGTATTGGTGGTCTAGCTGGTGGTGCGTTAGGTGGAGGATTTGGTTTTGGATTATCTATTGCTGGTACTGCAATTGCTTCAAGAATACAAGAATCTATTGATTTTAGAAAATCTATTTCTGAATTAAACGATGAAATGGGCAAAATGGGTATTAGTTCAAATATAAGTGCGAGAGCCGTAAGTCAATTAGGAAAATCTTTAGGTATTACAAAAGAAGAAGCAGTAGCAACCTTGCAAGAGTTTAAACGATTTGGCAATGATGCAGTATTGCTTGCTAAAAAGTTTGGCGGAGACTTTGCTAAATTTGATGCTTTAAGTTCAGCAAATACAGTTGAGTCTGCATTATCAGCTATAAGAAAAATTAATAAAGATCTGACATTAGAGGATGAGTTAAGATTTATATTATCAGTTCAAAGAAAAGGAGTAGAGGCAACTATAAATGACATAATTACAGATACTTTGGAAAAACAAAAAGAATTAGATACAGCAGGTTTTGGACAGGGAGTAGGTGGTAAAAGAAAAAGACCAGCAGTATTACAAAGTGAACGAGAACAATTAAAACAAATAAATACAGAAAATACTAAATTTATAGAAAAATTAACAAATATTAGAGATTTATATGACCAGATAAGAATTGCAAATGAAGAAAGTTCATATTCAATAGTTAAAGGTTTACAAGATGTAAATGCTGAAATAAGAAGATTAAATAGTGCACAGTTTCAAGTAATTGAATTATCTAAAACACTTGGTTCTGCTTTTTCAGAATCTTTCAAGGGAATAATAAAAGGAACAATGAGTGTTCAAGACGCATTTAGAAATATGTTTATGCGTATAGCAGATCATTTCTTGGATATGGCTGCACAAATGATGGCTGCACAAATATCAAGAGGATTTATGGGATTATTTGCTAATGCTTTTGGTGGAGGTAGCGATGTTTTTGCAGGTTTTAATCGAGGAGCAGCAGGTGGAGTTACGATGGATAGCTTTGCTAACGGTGGTAGACCTACTGTTGGTAGGGCTTCAATAGTAGGAGAAAGAGGTCCAGAACTTTTTGTTCCAGACAGAGCAGGTACTATAATTCCAAATCATGCTATGGCTAGTATGGGTGGTTCTACAAATATAGTTATAAACGTAGATGCTTCTGGAACAAATGTAGAAGGTGACGAAGATCAAGGTAAAGAGCTTGGTCGTCTTATCTCAGTTGCAGTACAATCTGAAATAATACAGCAACAAAGACCAGGAGGATTACTCGCATAATGGCTACCTTTCCTTCAATTAAACCTACTTATGGTCAACAAAAAAGATCAGCACCTAATACTAGAACAGTTCGTTTTGCAGATGGTTATGAACATAGAATTTTATTTGGTTTAGCTCAACATCAAAATCCAAAAATTTTTCAACTTACTTTTAATGTCTCAGAAACAGAATCAGATGAAATAGAAACATTTTTAGATGCTAGAGCAAATGATAGTGATAGCTTTACTTTTACCCCACCAGGAGAAAGTTCTTCTTCTTTGTTTGTTTGCGAAAATTGGACCAAATCAATACCATATAATAATAGAGCTACAATTCAAGCAACTTTTAGAGAAGTATTTGAACCAGCAGATTAATGTCAGTTAATTCTAAAGTATTTAGTAGTTTACAGGATATAAATCCATCAGCAATTATTGAGTTGTTTACGTTGCAGTTGTCCACGGCATTACATGGTGCTAATACTATTTATAGATTTCATGCTGGTAGTAATCTTGATGCAAACGGAAAAATAGTATGGGCTGGTAATGAGTATCTTAGATTTCCTGTACAGGCATCAGGTTTTGCTTTTCAAAAAGGACAGTTACCCAGACCTAGAATATCTATTAGTAATGCTACGGGATTAATTTCATCAATACTCTTATCTGTAAATGAAACTACAACTGGTAATGATTTAACAGGAGCTACTGTTACAAGGATTAGAACATTAGCTAAATTTATTGATGCTGTCAATTTTGAAGATGGAACAAATGCTACTGCCGATCCTAATGCAGAATTTCCACAAGAAAAATATTCAATAGATCGTAAAGCAACAGAAACTAGAGAAATTGTTGAGTTTGAACTTGCTGCACCAACAGATCTTGCTGGAGTTCGTATTCCAGGTCGGCAAGCTACTCGTTCAATCTTTCCTTCTATTGGTACGTTTGTTCAATGAGTTGGAAATATAAAGCTTTACTTCATGCACAACGAGAAGATCCAAAAGAATCTTGTGGACTTTTATTAAATGTAAAAGGTAAAGAAAGATATTACCCTTGTCGTAATCTTTCAATGACAGATCATCAATGTTTTATTATTGACCCAGAGGATTATATAAAGGCAGATAATACGGGAGAGATTGTTGGTGTTGTTCACAGTCACCCAATCACTCCACCAAATCCTAGTCAGGCAGATAAAATAAGCTGTGAAGATAGTAACC